TCGACCAGCTTCTCATACATGCGGTGGATGCGGGTGAAGTGATAGGCCCGGACACCGATGTTGCGAATGGCGGGAGCGCCCATCCAGTTGTTCTCGACCACGGCAAGCGGCAGCAGCGTCACGGGTGCAATGGGCGGCTGCGGCGCACGCCTCATCGAAACGCCCTTCACGTAGGCAGGGAGGCCGGTGGCATCGAGGCAAAGGAGGTCGAAGCGCGGCAGCTTCCAGCTGTAGCTCAGCAGCACGGTGGTTCCGGTCACGCCTCCGGTGAGCGTCACGGTCTTGTCGGTCTGCGTGACTGGCGTGACCGCCGAGAGATAGCGGTATTTGACGGTGTAGCTCGATCCCGTGGCGGGCTCGGCGCCGGCCGGCGCCCACGACACCGTGTCATTCACGAGATTGTAGCTGGTCCCGGCCACATAGGTTGTGCCGCCCTGCTTTACCTCGATGATCGAGGTGACCGAAGGATCGGGCAGCGCGTCAGCGCTGTTCGTCGTGCCCTTGATGATGGTCCGGGTCACCTCCTTGGTGACGATCGCCGAGGTCAGCGCGGCGATGGGCGGATAGAGCACGGTGATGACGGCGGTTCCGGTGCCACCATCCGCGAAGGTCGAAGGCTCGGCGGCGATGGTCTCGGTATCCCATGCCTCGGTTTCCTCGTGGATGATCGCCGCGTCCCGGCTGCGCTTGAAACCGTAGATATTGGCCACGCCCTCTTCGATGCTGAAGCGCTGCTTGGTGGCTGTCTTTCCGAGCGCTGTGACCCGGCAGCCCTCGACGATGTAGCTGCCGTGGGCGTCGCGGTCATAGGTCGCGATTGCTGCCGTGACGCCAGAAAGCTGAGGCGGCGGGGTCTGGTCGACGACCACACCATCCTTGACCTGATAGACGCTGAACAGTGTCCCGGTGCCACCATCACCGCTGCGGCCCCATGCAATGGTTTCCGTCTCGCGACCAGCGCCGGGCTCGCCCTCAGCCTCGGAGCCGGGATGCAGGCCAAAAAGATCAGGGTCTTGGACCTCGGTCACCACGGCGCGAGTGAGACGAACACCTATCGACACGGTGCCGGTCATCGGCACTCCGTTCAGAGTCGCAGCCACTACAGGTCGGACGTCGCCCTGCACATAGATCGTGCCGGCACCCAGCACCACGGTGCCGGTCAGTGGATCGACGAGGATTTCAGCGCCGGTCACCCGGTCGCCGTCCTTGGCGACGAGATCGCCAACACGGCGGTTCCGCGCTTCCGTGATGCTCTGCGCTTCCATGTGCTCAGCAGCCTGCGCCAGCTTTTCCTCGCGGAACAGGACGCGCGCCACATTCGGCTTGTCCGGCGTCCGGTCATAGACGCCCGCCAGGCCGGAGGAATGGTTGAAGGGTGCTGGCATTGTCTCTCCTAAACGACACGCAGGACGGCGCGGCAGCGCTCGCGAACCGTGCGTCCGAATTCAATGGTCTCGGTCTTTTCGACCGCCACGGTGCCGCCGGTCAGTTCCGATGGCTGGGCCCACAGCAGTCCGGGCCGGGCGGGATCGGCCAGCGTCGCCCCGAGCCGGACCTGCCATTTCGCGGCGGTCTGGCCGTAGCCGTTGCCAAAATCGGTCTGAGCCTCGACGTAAAGCGCCGACGCGCCGGTCACGCCGGCGGACAGCGGATCGAATTGCGACCCGCCCACCTGATAGGGCGAGACCGCGCTGCCGCTGGTCACGCGCTTCCACACGCGGGCGCGGCGATGGCCGATCACCGCGCCACCGGCGGTCATGAAGGTGATCCACGCCGCCATAGCGGCAAGATTGCCGATGATCGTATCGCGGCGGTTTTGCTGGCCGACGTCGGACCACGGCGAGGCTGGCCACGGAACGGCCGCCCATGTCGTGACGGCTGGCGGCGGAACGGTCGCCACCCAGGCGCCGAGCGCGGTGAGCTGCGCCTGCGTCATGGTGTGGTCGAGTTCGTAGACCCGGCCAAAGCTCCACTTTGCCCCGCCCGTCCGGATGCGCGCCCCGGAATGCGTGGAGTGCATCGCGTTAGAGTGCCGCTTCCACGAATACTCCAGGGCCCGCACGTCATAGGTCCGGAAGCCGCGCCAGAAATGCGAGCGCACCGGCACGGAAAGCTGGGTGACCGCCTCGATGCGCTCCAGGTCAGGAATCTCGTTGTCGCGCACCCTGCCCAGATGCAACTGAAACAGGTGCCAGCGGGTGCGGCGGATTTGGGCTTCCTCGATGGCGCCAGAGTAACCAAGCCAGCCAAGCCCCTTGGCGATGGCGGCTGGCGTCCCTCTGACGCGCTGCCACGCGATGCCGTCGTTGATCAGGTTGTACAGGTTCGGGACATAGGGCGACAGCTCGCCCAGCCCATACTCGTAGATCAGGAACGGCAGCCACGTCGGCGGCGTTCCGATGTATTTGATGCCGCGAATCGTGGTGATCGGCAGGTCGAGCCGTACCGCCGGATCGGCGGCCAGCGAAAAAGCCTTTTCGAGCGCGGTGGCGTGCCCAGGCAATAGATGATCGGCCATGACCGCGCGCCAGACCTAGAAGTCGCGACCGGCCACGGTCAGCGTCACCGTGCCGATTGATATGGCCTCCGACGGCGCCGCGATGACGTCGGCGGCGGGAACCGTGATTGCAGCCTTGTAGATGCCGGCGCGCATCAGCCGCGAATTGATCCAGGACAGAGTCATGTCAAAGCCAAGCCTCCGCTCGGCCAGCCAGTCGGCCCTGAGCGCCGCCTCAATGTCGGCCAATATGCTTTCGCTCGTGGTGGGCAACAGGGTGAGCTGAGCCGTGATGTTCTGCACTTTTTGAACCGCCGCCGAGACCACAATCGTGTCGTTCACCATCCGGACGTCCGGCGCGGTCAGATGCTCGGTCACCGCGACAAGCAGGCCCGCGTCAGGCACGCCATTATTGTCGGTGGCGTAAATCGCGCATCGCACGACCGGGGTCAGCCCGTCGCGCCACACCACGGCATCGGCAACGCGGATGCTGGCGCTCAGCGCGACTGAACGATAGCGTGGCTCGGTGCCGCCCGTTGACCTGCCGCGGATCGCCAGAATGATCCTCGTGCGAAGCGGGGCATCGGCCTCATTGGCCAGCCGCGTCACGTCATACCAGGCCGCGAGATGATCGAGGTCGGCGCCGGTTGCGTAGGCCAGCAGATTGGCGCGGGCCGCGTCGTTGGCGCGGGCCCTGAGCAGCATTTCGCGATAGGCGAATACCTCGATCAGCTTCCGGGCGGGCTCGCTCTCAAGGTCGATGACCCCGGCAATGGCGGGAAACCGCGCGACAAGATCGTTGCGCATGGCCGTGACGATCACTTCGTAATCGACGGTCTCAATGATCTCCGGGGTCGGCAGGACCGATAGATCGAGCGCGGTGTCGTGGCTCATGCCGCTCGCTCCTGTATGCGGACGCCGTCCGTGTTCGTATAGGCGTCGAGGCGGCGCGCGCCCTCAACCGTGAAATCGCCGTAGACAGCGCGCGGACGGTATTCGCCGTCGAGAAACACGCGCAGCTGGCCGTCTCTGGTCACCTCGACCACTTGGATCTGGGTGACCCGGAAGCGTGGTTCCCACTGCTCGATCGCTGAGGTAATGGCCGCGAAGTACGGCACCACCTCTTGCGGCGTGATCAGGCGGCCCAGCAGGTTCGGAACGAAAGAGCCGTACCATTCGCGCATGATGCGGGTGCCGAATTGCGTGGCGAAGATGTCGGCCAGCGACTGCACGACATGATCCCAGCCGGTGATCGTGCCGCCGGTCTCGGCATTGATGCCAACCGACGGGCTGCGAAGGTCAGCCATCGTTCTGCGCGGCGGCCTTCTTGCGTGACGCCCGCTTCGGTGTTTCCTCTGCCTGCGCTTCCTGTTCCAGCGCCTCGCCGGCCTGCTCGGTCTGGTCGCGTTGAGCGGCGTCATCCACCGCCCTGAGCGTGCCGAGCGTCAGTTCGTATTCGGCCTCGCGCGGCGTAAGCTCCAGAACGGTGCCGACTCCGACGTTATTCCGGCCCGCCACAAAGCGCCCGGCCTTCTCAGTGACAATGTACTGTTTCACGTGAAACATTCCTAAGGTTATGGCTCGGGGATTCCGGTCAGATCGTTGCCAGACTCGACGTCGCCGTGACGATGCGTCGATCCGACGTTCCTGCCGTCGTGCTCAATGGCGCCGCCTGTGGTGGTCACGCCGCTGGCGTCAATCTTGTGGGCAACCCCGCCGCGGGTCACCTTGAGGTGGGCGGCAGTGATTTCAAGCGCGGTGCCGCCGACCTGGACCTTCACCAAGCCATCCTTGATCGTGGCCGTGACATTTCCGTAGGTCACGACGTTCTCGTCGCCTTGTTGCGACGGGGACGGGTTTGCATCGCTCCACGTCATCGGCACCGCCACGGCTTGCTGCCAGTCGCCGGCCGGAGCCATGAGCGTGAATTGTTGCCCCACCGATGGCGGGGTGTGAACCTTCAGCGCTCCGGCGATCTGGGCGTATGGCACCCAGGGCGACAGGAACGGCGCGCCGCTGGCGTCTTGGCCAAGCTTAAGTCTCACGGCCTGCTTTTCCGGATCGACATCAGCGACGGTGCCGTGCCGCAGGACGCCGGCGAACCGGCGCTCCAGCTCGGCCACGCGCGAGGCCAGCTCGACAAGCTCCCGGATCACGGCGCGGGCTCTTCAGGCAAGCCTTGATCGGCCAGCCATTCCTCGTCAACGGCCTGACTGATGTCGCCGGTCAGCACGGCCTCGGTCATCTCGACTGGATCGTCGCCCTCGTCGAGCAGCGGTCCCAGGCCCATGACATTGGCCGTGGTCTTTTCTATGCCCAGCATGTTGGCCGCCCGCTTCCAATCGGCCAG